AGTAGAACGTACCTTTCATGTATCACGTGTTAACACGTTATATTACTTTTCTTTAGACGAAAAAAAGGGCAGACCCGAAGGCCTGCCCGATTGGTTAGTGGTGTTCGTAGTATTTAACGATGCCCCATGCAAGTATCGTCATTGTCCAGAGAATTAACATGGTCTCTTCTGCACCAGTCATTAGAAGTCGTTCCGGTAGGGATTGTAATGGATGGGAGATTTTAAGATATCGTGTTCAAACGAATAGTTGATTTGATCGAGTAGATCATCGTAAAGATCGCGAGCGAGTTGTGCATCTTCCGCCGATACAGATGGCGGTGACACATCGCGGTTGAGATTGTTAATAGTCTTGAGCTTTTTCAATGCAATGATGTTCGATGCAAGGATGTTGAACTTTTGATTCAGTTCGTTTTGCTGTCTCGCGAACGTGACAGTGTCTAGCTCATTACGCGTATTCAAGAACGCTAGCGCGTTATCTAGTGCATTTTTCATAACATGTTTCCCTATGATTAAAAGAAGCTCCCCCGAAGGGGAGCTAGTAGGCTACTTGAGAGCGGCCTTGTATTTGGCGATCACCGATTTTGGTGCATTGCCGGTCAGGCAGTCGATGGCGCGTTCGAGTAGAACTTGCGCGACTACCGCGTCGCCTTTGCCGATTTGCTCGGGCTTGGCGTTTTTGATGGCATCAATATGCGCCATCAATCCCTTGGTGCGAGTGTCCAACCAAGTACCCTTGCGGTTTGGTGAACGTCCGCCGGTAGTGTCGGCGTTGAACTCGCGCTTAAGCGCCTCAACAAAGCGCTTGCGATATTGCGGCACTTGGTTGTGAACAAGGCGGCGGCGACCCGATTCCGTTTTAGGATTCGGCTTTTTGACCTTCTTGGTCACGCCGTTGATGGTCTCAGTGGTTTCGATGTACCACTGACCTTTACAGTCAGCGGCGGGCTTCTTGAAAAGCGCCGCCTTGCGTGCATCAAAACGCGTTTCAATGACCGCGTTCGTGATGAACGTGTACAGAGCGCGTTCGGTCAGACTCGCGTCCGCGTCCGGCGTGCGATAGTCGAGAAGCTCGGGATTCAATCCCGTTTCAACCATATGCGCCTTAACTGCAAGCGCCGCCGCGCCGAAGTTCTCAGCGGCAGTATCCGCCGCCTTTTGAGCGGTTGAAGCCTTGCGAATGGTGTCGAACAACGACTGGCCATTGTGAGAAGTAAGCGCCTCGATAGCGCCGCCTAGGGACAGCTCGCGAGCTGTATTTTTTGAAGTAGCCATGATTGGCCTCCTTTGTGGTTGATCGAAGCCGTGACCCTATGTCTGCTTCGATGGTTGTATTAGAGCATGTTATAACGTGTTATAACATAGTGTTTCCGATTAAATGATAACTTGTTATTGTGTGGCGTTAGCTTCTGTGTTGTTTGGTGTCGTTCAGTTCGAGGCGCTTCCGGCGATTTGCTTCGGCGTTGACCCCACCCGCCCCCCATGACCCCGTTGTGTCAGCGGGACTCCGCGCGATGTATGTATGTTTAATTTACTCAAACAAATCCCAAAAATTCTGAGATCGGACCCCCACCCCCTCTATATAGGAAGTACCCCCCTTTGGAGTCCCGTGACTCCTTGTTGTAAAAAATATTTTTTGCTATATATTTGTGCAATCGGTTAACACCTGCGAGAAAATATGACGTTGTTAGTAAGCCCAGAACTCGGCGTACCATTGTCACCCCATGTGCCTTACACGGATCTGCGTGAGAGGGCGCTAGCGGCGTGCAATACAGCAATGACTCTGGAAGATCACGGCCTTGAATTTGACTTCACAGATGAAGACAAGAGTGTCGCCGCGACCTTAGCGTCGTCCTACGCAAAAAATCCCGAGAAAACCTCAAAAGCTGTCACGCATAAGCGTGCGGCAAAGTTACGCCCAGCATCGTTAGTCCTCGCAAGCAACATTTTGGAGGAGTTTGGGCAGGCGGTAGTCGAAAACTCGATGCATATCCGCCATCTGGTCACTAACAAGTTATTACTCGAAACGGAAAACCCCGACCCACGTATTCGACTGCGTGCGTTAGAGAACCTTGGGAAGATTTCCGATGTCGGCTTGTTCGCTGAAAAGACCGAAGTGACCGTGACGCATCAAACCACTGACGAACTACGTCAACAACTGCGGCAAAAGCTCGAAAAGATCGTGCGACCCGTGGAAGACATAGAAGAAGCCGTGATTCTTGACGGCGAACCCCTCGATGTTGATAAGGAACTGGGCGAATTTGACGATGAATGAAGCGGTAGACTTCACAGATTCTGAAATTCAGGCGATGTTAGACAATCTCGACCAATATACGGACGATGAAGTCGCTGAAATCCATAAGATTGTCGATGAAATTGACAATAGAACGCGTATTCAGAAGTTATATGACGACCTGATCGCGTTTTGTAAGCATATGCAACCCGATTACACCGTCGGAAAGCACCATCGCATCCTTGCAGATATGTTGATGGGGATCGAAAGGGGTGAAAAAGACCGGATTTGCGTCAATATTCCGCCTCGACACGGTAAATCTCAGCTTGTTTCGATCATGTTTCCAGCATGGTTTTTGGGTAGAAATCCTAACAAAAAGGTTATGATGGTCTCGCATACCACTGATTTAGCTGTAGATTTTGGCCGTAAAGTGCGAAATCTGATTAATACAGAGCAATATAAGGAGGTGTTCCCGAATGTTCAGCTTGCAATTGACTCGAAATCCGCCGGTCGATGGAACACGAATTACGGAGGCGAGTATTATGCGTGCGGTATTGGTAGTGCTCTCGCTGGCCGTGGTGCCGACCTCCTCCTCGTTGATGACCCCCACTCAGAACAAGACGTTATCAACGGAAATTTTGAAGTGTTTGAAAAAGCCTACGAGTGGTTCACATTTGGCGCACGTACACGACTCATGCCTCGTGGCCGCGTTGCGATCATCCAAACACGATGGCACATGGATGACCTGACCGGACGTGTCGTTCGGGATATGTCACATAATGAACGGGCTGACCAGTATGAGGTTGTCGAGTTCCCAGCAATCCTAGAGATTGAGAAAAAGGGTAAGACGACCAAGAAGCCCTTGTGGCCTGAGTTCTTTGACATGGAAGCACTGGAGCGGACAAAGGCTTCAATGCCTGTGTTCCAGTGGAACGCGCAGTATCAACAACAGCCGACCGCAGAAGAAGCCGCGCTGATTAAACGTGAATGGTGGCAGATGTGGGGTGGTGAAGAACCGCCTCCCTGCGAGTACGTCATCATGTCTTTGGACGCCGCCGCAGAAACCCACAACCGTGCTGACTATACGGCGCTGACTACGTGGGGCGTGTTCCTCAACGAGGAAACCGAGGCATACAACATCATCCTGCTGAACAGTATTAAGGATCGGTTTGAGTTTCCTGAGTTGAAGAACCTCGCGATGGAGGAGTACAACGACTGGGAACCCGATGCGTTCATTGTGGAGAAGAAGTCTGCGGGCACCGCGCTCTACCAAGAAATGCGACGGATGGGTCTGCCTGTACAGGAATACACACCGCACCGTGGGACGGGAGATAAACTTGCACGTTTGAACTCAGTATCTGATATTGTTGCATCAGGACTGGTCTGGGTACCTCCGACACGTTGGGCTGAAGAAGTTGTTGAGGAGATTGCTGGGTTTCCATTTGCGAGTCACGATGACTTGGTGGATAGCACGGTGATGGCCTTAATGAGATTTAGGCAAGGAGGGTTCATTCGATTGCCTACGGATGAACCCGAAGAAATACAATATTTCAGACAACGCCGAGGCGGGTACTATTAAGAGGTAAGCTATGGCTATTGAGAAAGGGTTGTACTCCGCTCCAGAGGGTATAGATGAAGAACTGCTGGAAGGCGAGGAAGCTGAAAGCGCGATTGAGATTGAGGTCGTTGACCCTGAAGCGGTGATGATTGATGCCGATGGCATTGAGATTGCGTTGGTACCAGACGAAGGAATAGACGAGTTTGTTGAGTTTGATGCGAACCTCGCAGAACACCTCGACGAGGCCGTGCTGAATGAGCTATCAGAAGAAGTGTTGGGGCTGGTTGAAGCCGACATCGATAGCCGGAAAGAGTGGGCGGATACGTTTGTTAAGGGACTCGATGTACTTGGATTTAGGTACGAGGAGCGCACAGACCCGTGGGAAGGGGCGTGCGGAGTCTACTCGACAGTCCTTGCGGAAGCCGCAATTCGATTCCAAGCTGAAACAATGTCTGAAACGTTTCCAGCAATGGGTCCGGTCAAGACAAAGGTGCTTGGTGAGGAAACAAAAGAGAAGCTAGAAGCGGCGACACGTGTCAAGGCTGATATGAACTATCAGTTGACTGAGAACATGGTTGAGTATCGCCCAGAGCACGAACGCCTCCTTTATAGTCTAGGTCTCGCGGGTTCCGCCTTTAAGAAGGTGTACTTTGATCCGAACATGGGTCGCCAGATGGCGGTCTATATCCCAGCAGAAGATGTTATCGTGCCTTACGGCGCCTCACACATTGAGACCGCAGAGCGCGTGACTCACGTCATGCGGAAGACAAAGAATGATATTGCCAAGCTCCAAGCAAGCGGGTTCTACCGCGAAGTAGACCTCGGTGATCCACAAGTTTTTCACACAGATATCGAGAAGAAAAAGGCCGAAGAAGGCGGGTTTACCCTGACTGACGACGACCGTTATGCAGTCTATGAAGTTCATGCTGACCTGATTATTGATGGGCTGGATGAGGAAGACGGAAGCATCCAGATCGCAAAGCCTTACGTTCTGACTATTGAGTGTGGCTCTGGTGAGATTCTTGCGCTACGCCGCAACTGGAACCCTGACGACCCATTGATGCTAAAGCGTCAGCACTTCGTCCATTATGTCTATGTGCCGGGGTTTGGGTTCTACGGCCTTGGTTTGATTCACATTATTGGCGGCTATGCCCGCGCAGGCACATCGCTGATTCGTCAGTTGGTCGATGCAGGTACGCTGTCTAACTTACCGGGCGGTCTGAAGTCTCGTGGACTTCGCATCAAGGGTGACGATACGCCGATTGAGCCGGGTGAGTGGAAGGACGTTGACGTACCGTCAGGTAGCATCCGCGACAACATCATGCCACTTCCTTATAAGGAGCCGTCACAGACACTCCTCGCGTTGTTAAACCAGATCACGAACGAAGGACGTCGTCTGGGCGCAATCAGTGACATGAACATCAGTGATATGTCCGCTAACGCTCCTGTAGGTACAACGTTGGCTTTGTTAGAGCGTACGTTGAAGCCGATGGCGGCGGTACAGGCTCGTGTTCACTTCGCGATGAAGCAAGAGTTCAAGATGCTCAAGGAGATCATGGCGGAGTATGCACCGGCTGAGTACGAGTATGAGCCAGTCAAAGGCGAAATAACTGCACGTCAGGCCGACTACGCGATGGTCGATGTGATCCCTGTCTCTGATCCGAATAGCTCAACAATGGCGCAACGCGTTGTGCAGTACCAAGCGGTACTCCAGATGGCGCAGTCTGCACCACAGATTTATGACCTGCCTCAGTTACATCGTCAGATGATCGAGGTATTAGGCGTGAAGAACGCAGATAAACTTGTTCCTACAAAGGACGACGCGAAACCGACCGATCCGGTCAGCGAGAACATGGATGCCCTTGTCGGCAAGCCGATCAAAGCATTTATCTACCAAGATCACGATGCACACATCGCGACCCACATGGCGTTTATGCAAGATCCGATGGTTGCTCAGCTTATTGGGCAGAACCCACAGGCGAAACAGATTATGGCTTCTTTGCAAGCACACATCGCAGAGCACCTTGGGTTCAACTACAGAAAACAACTGGAAGAAAAACTCGGAGTGCCCCTCCCAGCCCCGAACGAAGAACTTCCAGAAGACATCGAGGTTCAGTTGTCTCGCCTCGTTGCACAGGCAGGACAGCAACTTACACAATCTCATCAGAAAGAAGCCGCACAACGTCAGGCTCAGCAACAAGCGCAAGATCCGATGGTTCAGTTACAACAAGCTGAATTGCAGATCAAGCAGGCTGAAGTTCAACGGAAAGCGGCTAAAGATCAGATGGATGCTCAACTCAGACAAGCTGAATTGGCTCAGAAAGCCGCTAAGAACGAAGCTGACCTTGAGATTGATCGCGCAGAATTGGTGATAGACGCCAAGAAAGAGGGAGTCAAGATGAAGAATCAGAAGGAGCTTGATAACCGCAAGCTGAAAGCTGAACTTCTTAAATATGGCTCTGGAGGTAATAACCGTTAAGGAATATAAACATGGCTAAAACCGTCTTTGACGTGCTTAAAGATAAATTACAGGATCAGATTGATTCTGCGACTGAGTTCCTGAAGGCCGGAGGGCCGAAGGACTACCCTCAATACAGGGAAGCGTACGGCTTAATTCGAGGTCTAGAAGCCGCACAGCAACATATCGAAGACCTTGCGAGAGCGCATATGGAGAGTGATTTCAATGACTAACGCCGCAGAGAAAATAGAAGTAACAGACGAAGAATTTGAATTACAACTGCCTAAACCTGTCGGATACCGCCTTTTGGTGGCAATGCCTGAAGTTGAACAGACTTTTGGGGATTCTGGCATCTTAAAAGCAGACTCAACAAAGCATCAGGATTACATTACATCCATTATTGGGTTGGTTGTTGACGCAGGTGAGCAAGCCTACGCCGATAAAGAAAGATTCCCAAATGGTCCTTGGTGTAAGGTCGGTGATTATGTTGTGTTCCGTATGAATACAGGAACTCGTTTAAAGGTTAACGGAGTCGAATATCGTTTGATGAACGATGATTCTATCGAAGCCGTTGTCAATGATCCGCGTGGCATAACGCGTGCGTAAGGAAATTAAATTATGGGATTTCAAAAAGTTGAATATAACTTTCCTGATGAGGAAGGTAAAAAGCCAGACATTGAGATTGAAGGATCTAGTGCAGTCGAGATTGACTTGTCTGGAAAGCCTCAACCTGAAGCAGAGAATGAGGCGGAAGTTGAATCTGTTGAATCTAAAGGTCACGACGATGATGGTGACTATGAGATTGAAGTGGTTGACGATACGCCTAAGAAAGACAGAGGACGTAAGCCTTCCGAACCACCTGCGGATGTTACTGACGAAGAGCTTGAGGAATATTCTGAAAAAGTTCGCAAGCGCATACAGCATTTTAGTAAAGGCTATCACGACGAGCGTCGCGAAAAAGAAAAGGCATTACGTGAGCGTCAAGAGTTAGAGCGACTTGCACAGCAACTTGTTGAAGAAAACAAGAAGCTCAAGGGCACAGTTGGTAAAAACCAAACAGCATTACTAGAACAAGCAAAACGAAACGTAGATTCTGATCTGATAAATGCTAAAAAAGCATATAAAGATGCATATGAAGCTGGTGACTCAGATGCTGTTCTTGAAGCACAAGAAAAATTAACAGAAGTTAAGCTCAGAGCCGAACGCATAAACAATTTCAAATTACCAGCTTT